AACGTGTACTCCAAGACCGTTGCCAACTTCAAGGCGGCGATCGAGGAGCGCATCATCAAGAAGGCACGGGAGCCCCGCTTGAGACAGGTCACGGATTGCGAGGAGATTGACTACCTCGGGCCCGCAAGGGTTGCTACTTGTCACGTAGAGCACGGCGTTAGGGGTTAGCTGACTTGTGTTGGCGTTCCACTCAGGGACTGGCATTGACAGCTTGAGGGAGGTGGAGCCCCAGCTGATCAAGCAGGCAGCGGGACGGAAGGGGCACTGGGAGGTGACTGTGCACGAATTGCCGAAGCATGCATTTTGCTGCGCCGAGCATTTCGTCTGGGAGTACAAGTGCAGATACACGGAGGACGAGTACTCAAAACTGAGTCGCACGATGCTACACGGGTTACGCAACAACACCAAGACCACGGCTCTCTATGCTGGCTTGGAGAATGCTGCCCAGACATTGTGGCCTACAGGGAGTCTCGACCACGTTGCGATGCGGCACGTCGGCATTGCAATTTTTGATGCGCTATATGACCAAGGCGATCGTAGTCACGGAAACCAACCGGTGTCTCAAGGCGTTGATTCCATGCTTTCGGAAAATGGAACATCGTCCCCGGCTGCAGAGGCTCGAGCAGGACAAACCCAAGGGAGGGGAGAAGCCCAAGGACGATACACCACCCAAGGGAGGTGACACACCACCCAAGGGAGGTGACAAGTCCAAGGACGACAAACCCAAACCCAAGGGGGATGACCCTAAGGACGAATCACCCAAAGGCTCGGGTGACAGTCCGAAGGAGGCGCCTGCCAAAGCCCCAAGCGAACTTCCGAAGCAGAGCAAAGACGAGATCGAGGACGCTCCCACTCCTCCGTCGGTCATGGACACACCTGTTATGGAGGATGACCCCGAGCATGCAGCGGCGGCATCTGAAGACGGCAGGACCATGGTGAACGGGGAGGTGGTGGCTGTTCTCGGTCAGAACTTCGACAAGGAGATCCCGATCAATCACTTGCCGATTGTCGGACTACTTGTGGGCCCGTGCCAGAGGAAGCCGAACGTGTACTCCAAGACCGTTGCCAACTTCAAGGCGGCGATCGAGGAGCGCATCATCAAGAAGGCACGGGAGCCCCGCTTGAGTCACGACGAGGTCAAGCGGATCGGCGCGCTGGTGAGGAGGTCTATGTCTGGCCACAAGACGTGTGGCGTATTCTCCAAGAAGAGGGTACAAGACTGGGCCATCGCACACTTCAACCTCGAGGAGTGCAAGTCCGGCAAGTGGAGCCTTGATCGGTTCCGCAAGTCGCTGGACGACTTGTACGCACGTGAGCAGCCTGTTTTCAAATTCAAGGCTGACATCAAGTACGAGTGCATGCCAGAGGGGAAGGCACCACGCATGCTGATCGCAGATGGTGATGACGGGCAGCTGATGGCCCTCGCTGTCGTAAAATGCTTTGAGGAGCTGGTGTTCGAACACTTTGAGTCGAAGAGCATCAAGCACGTTGGGAAGCATGACGCGATGGAGAGGGTGGTGAAGCACCTCCAGAAAGAGGGCGCAAGGGCGATCGAGGGAGATGGCACCGCATGGGACACCACATGCAATGTGTTAATACGTTCACACGTTGAGAATCCAGTTCTCAGACACATTTGCGAGATATTGTGTGAGTACGGTGTGGTGCCATCCGGCTGGCTCGAGGAGCATTGCAGGGCTTGTGAGAAGAAGAAGCTCAAACTATTCTTCCACAATAAGTTCGAGTCGATGACTACCTCAATCAGCGCAATTCGCCGATCTGGGCACCGAGGCACATCATGCCTCAACTGGTGGATCAATTTTGTCATGTGGTCCACTTCCATCTTTGAGGCGCCGGAACGCTTCCTGGACCCCAACATCAGGAAGGGAACCGACCTCACTGGTAAGGAGAGGTGGTGGAATGCAGCATTTGAGGGCGACGACTCTCTGTGCACACTCAAACCACCCATGATGCCCAGGGACGACCTCTCAGAGAAGTTCGTGGCGTACTGGTCCAACGCTGGATTCAACATGAAGATCGTGTATTGCGACACGCGAGCCACCTTCGTGGGGTGGCATGTGGCTTGTAAGGCAGGCGAGTTGACCAACATTCGCTGCCCAGAGCTACCGCGTGCCATGGCCAACTCCGGGGTGAGCGTGTCCCCCGAGGCCATCAAAGTCGCACGAAGCGGCAAGCGTGCTCCAGCGAACGTGCTGGCGGCTGCTTCCGCGCTCGCACGAGCTCACGATTTCAGCGGTATCTTGCCCACGGTGTCGGACAAGTACTTGGACTACGCAGAGAGTCTTTCGGACTCAAACTTCCAGGATCGCGAGATGAGCTTTCGGGCCTTCGGCGAGGATGGGTTTGGGGCAAGGGAAGTTCGCGAGAAGATCAGGGAGCGAGACCTCGGCGCGACTTTCTCCTGTGAGCAAACTGTTCTGGACGCGGTTGGAT